GGGGCTCAGTGAATTTGAAGATCAGGCCCGGCTGTACCGGGTGAGCGTGGACTACACCTACCACCGGCCGGTGGGTTCACCGTGAAACAAGGAGCATCTGCATGAGCAGCACCGCAATCACCGCGCAGGGCATTGCCATTGCCCGGTTTGGCACCACCGCCTTTGAAACCATCCCCAACGTGGTTTCGTTTCAAGGCCCTGGCGGGCAGGCCGCCGTGATCGACGTGACCAATCTGACTTCCACCGCCAAGGAAAAGCGAGTGGGCCTGCGCGACGAGGGGCAACTTTCCCTGACCCTGCACTACAACCCCGACGATCTGGTGCACCAGGGCCTGAGAACCGACCGGGCCAACCGGGTGCGCCGCCAGTTCAAGATCACTTTTACCGACACCAATCCTGCCACTTGGACCTTCTACGGCTATGTCACGCACTTCAGCGTGCAAGGCGGCGTGGATGCGGTCGTGCAGGCCTCCGTGACCATCGAGATCGATGGCGACATCACCGAAGCTTAAAGAGAGACACATCCATGTTGACCCGTGAACAAATCCTGCAGAGCGATGATCTGCCTCGTGAAACTGTCCAAGTCCCGGAGTGGGGCGGTGAGGTGCAAGTGCGTACCATGACCGGTACTGACCGGGACGCCTTCGAAGCCAGCTTGATTGGCAAGGAGGGCCGCCTTGAGAACGTGCGTGCCCGCCTGGTCTCCCTCACCATGTGTGATGAGACGGGCAACCGTCTTTTCAGCGATGGTGACATCACGTCGCTCGGAGGCAAGAGCGCCAAGGCACTGGACCGAGTGTTTGCCGTGTCCCAGCGTCTGAACGGCATTGGCACTGATCAGGTGGACGCCGCAAAAAACGACTGATCGCCCATCCTTCGCGACGCTTTGTGTTCCGGCTGGCGCTGGCTTTGGGCCTGCCGGTGCGCGAGATGCTCGCATCGATGGGCTCGGACGAGCTGACGGAGTGGATGGCGTACTACCAGCTCGAGCCCTTCGGGGACTACCGGGCTGATTACAGGACCGGTGTGGTGGCCTCCACCTTTGCCAATGCCCACCGGGCCAAGGATGCGGGGCCGTTTCGGCCAGAGGACTTCATGCCTTTCCTGGATAAGCCGCAACCCACCCAACCTCAAGACGAAACACAGCTCAATGTGGCCCGGTTCAAGGCCATGTTCGCGCACAAGGTCCACACAGGGCCCACATAAGGCAATCACAGCATGGCTGATATCGGCTCCCTCGTGGTCAAACTCGCAGCGGAAACGGCCGATTTCCGCGAGGACCTGGGCAAGAGTTCATTGCTTTTGGAGCGCCACGCGGAATCCATGCGTGGTTCCTTGGAGAAGGTGGCCGAAGTCGCCAAAACCACCTTTGCCATCGCCATCGGCGTGGAATCGGTGGGGGCGCTCAAGGAGTTGGTGGCCCACACGCTGGAAACGGTAGCCGCCCTGCAGGATCTGGCCGAACAGACCGGGGCGAGCGCCACTGCCCTGTCCGGCTTTGCGCCCGTGGCCACCATTTCTGGCGTGGCGATGGAGCAGATTGGCGTAGGCCTGACCAAGCTCTCCAAGGGGCTGGCCGGGGTGGACGATGAGACCAAGGGGGCTTCTCAGGCCCTGCAGTTTCTGGGCATCAAGGCCAAGGATGCGGGTGGAAACCTGCGCGATCCGGCCGAAGTCATGAACGACATTGCCCTGAAACTGTCCAATTTCGAGGACGGGGCAGGCAAGACGGCCATTGCGCTTGAACTGTTTGGCAAATCTGGGGCGGGACTACTGCCCTTCCTCAAGGACCTGGCCGCCAACCAGGACCTGAACATCCGGCTCACTGAAGCAGAGATCGAATCTGCCGAGAAGGCCTCCAAGGCACTGGGCCGCATGCGGGCCGAGCACAACTTCGTCGCCCAGACCATCGTGACGGCGGCGCTGCCTGCACTCGAAGAATTGGTCGGTGAGCTAAAAGCTGTGATGCTGGGCACGCACAACACGGCTGAAGCCATGGTCAAGCTGCGAGACGATGGCACGCTCAAGACCTGGGCTCAGGACACAGCGTATGGCATTGCCATCGTGATCGATGCGCTTCGTGGTGTGATCCAGATGGCCAAGGCGGTCATGGGCAGCTTCGAGGCGGTCTGGGCCGATATTGAGCTGCTTGGCACGTTCCTCGCTGGTGGCAAAGGACTGAACCCATTTTCTGAGGAGAACCAGGCCACCCTCAAGACCGCATTGGAAAAACGCAATGCGATCGTCGAAAAGGCCAATCAGACCTACGTTGACCTCTGGAAGATGCCGCTCCTGGCCGATGCGGTCAAAGAGCGCTTCGACGCCATCAACCGAGGCGAGACCGAAGCGGCCGGTGAGGCCGCCAAACCCAAGTTGAACTACAACTCAGCCACTGGTGCGCTGACCGCAGCGGCCATGGCCAAGATTGAGAGCGACATCAAACAGCTGCAGGGGTTGACCGATGTAGAAACGGGCCTCCTGAAGGACCGGCAAAAGATCATCGACCTCTACGAGGGGCAGGGTTACATCAGCTACAAGGAGGCCAGTGAGGCCCGGCTGAACGCCCAGCAGGAATTCACGGACCGCCTGGGTGAGTTGTATGCGCAGGAAGAGTCCATCTTGAAGCGTGGCCTGGCCACCGTGGCCAAGACAGCCCAGGACAAATTGAAGCTGCAGGACAAGCTCTCAGAAATCACCCTGCGCCGAGAAAAGCTCGAGCGTGAAGCCCAGCAGTCCAACCTCGAGCGCGAGATCAAGCTGCCGGGTGAAACACTCAAAGACCTGCAGGAGCAAGTAGCCAGAAGCCAGGGTCAGCTGCGATCGACCGAAGAGCAGATTAAGGTCCTGCGCGAGACCGGTTCGATCAGCGAGATCGATGCGCTGAAACGTCTGTCCGCTGCCAGGCGTTCCAGCGCCGATGAGCTTGCGGATTTCGCTGCCAAGGCCAGAGAGCTGGTGGAGGCCACGCCTGGCAACGACAAGTTGGCCGAATCGTTTAGGCGCATTGAGGAGGCGGCCCGTCAGGCAGCCGATGGGGCGACCTTGCTGGGGCAACGGGCCCTTGAGTTGTCAGACCCCGGGGCGGGGTTCTCCAAGGCGCTTCGCACCCTGGGTGAAGAAACCGAGCAGGTGGGCAAGCAGATGGAGGCGGTGACCACCAAGGCCTTCAATGGAATGACAGATGCGCTCACCAACTTTGTGATGACGGGCAAGCTCGACTTCAAGTCGCTGGCCACCTCCATCATTTCGGACCTGATCCGCATCCAGATCCAGCGTGCCATCACGCTGCCCATGGCCAAGGCGTTGGGCAGCATGTTCGGGTTTGCCGATGGCGGGATCATGACCTCGGCTGGTCCCTTGCCCTTGCGTGCCTACGCCAGCGGCGGTGTGGCCACCACGCCTCAGTTGGCGGTCTTTGGCGAGGGTTCTATGGCCGAGGCCTATGTGCCGCTTCCCGATGGTCGCTCGATCCCCGTCACGATGAACCAGTCCTCGTCAGGGGGCGGTGATGTATTCAACATCTCGGTCAACGTAGCCGAGGGTGGAGTGACCAGCAGCGCAGGGCAGGGCAAAGATCTTGGGCGGGCGATTTCCAGCGCGGTGCGCCAGGAGCTGCTCAACCAAAAGCGGGCCGGGGGTCTGCTGGACCCGCGTCGGCAGTGATGTATTGAAGGATTCTCATGGCGACATTCACATGGATCGCCTCGATCGGGGCGTCCCTCACCCTCAAACCCAATGTCCGCAAGGTCTCCTTTGGAGACGGGTATGAGCAGCGCCTTGCCTACGGCATCAACACCCAGGCTGAGGTCTGGTCGCTTGAATTTCGTGGCAAATCCACAGTAGAAGCCGCTGCGATCGACAACTTTCTGCGCGCCAGAGGGGCGGTTCAGTCATTTGACTGGACCACTCCGAGCGGCATTGTTGGCAAGTTCCTTTGTGAGGAGTGGAGCCGCAGCATCGAAGAACCCAATCTGGAAAACATCCACGCCACCTTCCGGCAGGTGTTTGATATGTCATGACCAGCCAAGCGATCACTTCAGAAATTCAGAGACTGGCCCCGAGTGCAGTCATCGAGCTTTTTGTGCTCGACCTGTCCCTGTTCAACGAGGGGGTGGTGAGGTTTCATGCCGGAACCAATGAGCTGCGTCAGCAGGTGGTCTGGCAGGGCAATACCTATGAGCCGTTCCCCATCCAGGCCGAAGGCTTTGAGTTCAACGGCAACGGCCAGGTGTCACGTCCCAAACTCAAGGTGGCCAATGTCACAGGCAGCATCACCGCACTTATCCTGTCCTATCAGGACCTGGTGGGGGCCAAAGTCACCAGAAAGCGCACGCTCCTGAAATACCTGGATGCGGTGAATTTCGCCTCTGGGTCCAACCCGACGGCGGACGCTACCGCTGAATTCGCGGACGACGTGTATTTCATTGACCGCAAGTCCCGGGAAACCCGGGATGTGGTCGAGTTCGAGTTGGCTGCCGCCTTTGATCTGGAAGGGGTGTCATTGCCCCGGCGCCAGATCGTGCAAAACGTCTGTCCCTGGCAATACCAGGGTGCCGAATGCGGCTACACCGGAACCGCGTACTTCAACGCTAACGATGAAACCGTCAGCTCCCGCGCGCAGGATGCCTGTGGCAAACGCCTGGCGTCCTGTCAGAAGCGCTTTGGCGTGAATGCTGAGTTGCCCTTTGGCGGGTTTCCTGCAGCGGGGTTGATCCGGTGATGCTCGAGGCTAATCAGACGCTGGCGCTGGCTCATGCTGCTCGGGAGTTTCCCCGCGAAGCCTGTGGCTTGCTCGTCATTCACAAGGGCAGGGAGACCTATGCTCCGTGCCGCAACATTGGCGTGGGAACCGATCAGTTTGTGATCCACCCCGAGGACTATGTGCGCGCCGACCAGCTTGGCGAGATCGTGGGGGTGTTTCACTCCCACCCCAACTTGAGCCCTGAACCCAGCCAGGCGGACCGTGTGGCATGCGAAGCCACGGCACTGCCCTGGTTCATTGCGAGTTTTCCTGCCACGCAGTGGATCGAGTTGCTCCCGCAAGGCTATGCCGCACCGCTGGTCGGGCGCGAATGGTCGCATGGTGTGCTCGACTGCTACTCGTTGATCCGGGACTGGTACGCCCAGGAGCGCGGCATCGATCTGCCGGATTTCACCCGCTTTGACGAGTGGTGGAAGCGCGGTGAAAACCTGTACCTGGACAACTTCGCTGGCGCAGGCTTTCATGTGGTGGAGCCAGCTGACATGAATTTGGGTGATGTCCTGCTGATGCAGGTCGCATCTCCCGTGCCCAACCACGCTGCCATTTACCTGGGAGATGGTCTCATCCTGCACCACCTGCAGGGCAGGCTCTCCAGTCGCGATGTCTATGGCGGCTACTGGCAAAAGATCACCACCCACACCCTGAGACATCAACTCTTGCAGTAACACCAGCATGGTCACGATCCTTCTTCTCGGTGAACTGGGCAAGCGCTTCGGGCGTCGGCACAGGATGGCGGTGACCTCGGCGGCTGAGGCCGTGCGCGCCCTTTGTGCCAACTTTCCCGGTTTTGAGCGGGAATTGGTCGCCTCGGGTGAGCGAGGAGTGGGCTATCGGGTGCTGGCTGGACGGGATGCGCTGAGCCTTGATCGTCTGCACGAGCCCAGTGGCCGACAGCGCATCACCATCGCGCCGGTCGTGTCCGGGGCCGGTGGTAACGGGCTGGGTCAGATCCTGCTGGGCGCTGCCCTGATCGCCGTATCCTGGTGGAATCCGATGGGCTGGGCCGCAGCAGGCTCTTTTCTGTCGCAGGCCACTTTGTATTCAGTGGGCACATCCATGATCCTGGGCGGTGTGGCTCAGATGATTGCTCCCACCGCCAAAGCCCAAGATCCCTCTGAGCGGCCAGGCAACCAGCCCAGTTATGTTTTCAACGGGGCCGTCAACACCACGGCGCAGGGCCATCCCGTACCTGTGGGCTACGGCCGACTCATTGTGGGTTCGGCCGTGATCAGCGCGGGCATTGATGTGGATGAGATCGCTGTATGAGCACACAGAGCACTTCTCTGATCATTGGCGCCGGTGGCGGTGGAAAGGGTGGGGGTGGCAGCGCACGTGTGGCACAGGAAGCGCCCGACAGCCTGCGCTCCAAGGCCTATGCCAGGGTGGTTGACCTCGTCTGCGAGGGTGAGATTGAGGGCTTGGCCGCAAACCTGCAATCCGTCTACCTGGACGACACCCCGATCCAGAATCCGGACGGCAGCTACAACTTCACGGGGGTAACGCTCGAAACCCGCCCTGGCACCCAGCAACAAAGCTACATCCCCGGCTTCTCCGCTGTGGAAAACGAAGTGGCTGTTGGGGTGGAGTGCAAGGCCAATCAGCCGGTGGTGCGCTCCATCACTGACCCTGACGTGGATGCCGTGCGCATCAAGGTCAGCATACCGACGCTTACGCTGCAAGACACTACCAACGGTGACCTGAACGGCACTTCGGTCAGCTACGCGATCGACGTGCAGGCGCGGGGAGCCGGGTATGTGCAGGTGGTCTCCGACACGGTCTCGGGCAAAACCACTTCGCGGTACCAGCGCAGCTACTACGTCCCGCTCATTGGCGCTGGTCCTTGGGATGTGCGCCTGCGCCGCATCACGGCCGACTCGACGCAGACCAGCTTGCAAAACAAAACATTTCTGGACTCGTATACCGAGGTAATCGAAAGCAAGCTGCGTTACCCCAACAGCGCATTGATGGCCTTGCGGGTGGATGCCTCTCAGTTCACCTCGATTCCAAGGCGCAGCTATGACCTCAAGCTCCTGCGCGTTCGCATCCCCTCGAATTACTCTCCCGAGACCCGGTCGTACAGCGGCATCTGGGACGGCACCTTCAAGGTGGCGTGGACAGACAACCCTGCCTGGTGCTTTTATGACCTGGTGACCAATACCCGCTACGGTCTGGGCAGTTTCATTCCCGAGTCGCAGGTGGATAAGTGGGCGCTGTACCGGGTGGCGCGCTACTGTGACGAACTCGTGCCCAATGGACTGGGTGGCTATGAGCCGCGATTTACCTGCAATCTGTATCTGCAAAGCCGCGAGCAGGCCTACAAGGTTGTGCAGGACATGGCCTCGATTTTCAGGGGCATGGCTTATTGGTCTGGTGGAGCAATCACGGTCACGCAGGATGCACCCCAGGATCCCGTCTATCAGTTCACGGCTGCCAACGTCATCGGTGGAGAGTTCGCCTACCAAGGATCGTCTGCCAAAGCCCGGCACACGGTGGCTCTGGTCAGCTGGGTGGATCCGGATGATTTCTACCGTCAGAAGGTGGAATACGTCGAAGACATCGCAGGCATTGCCCGCTATGGCGTGGTTCAGGCCGATGTGGTGGCCATGGGCTGCACCTCCCGAGGTCAAGCCCACCGGGTGGGCAAGTGGCTGCTGTATTCCGAACAGTCCGAATCGGAAATCATCACCTTCCGTACGGGTCTGGAAGGCGCTGTTGTTCGTCCCGGCGATGTCATCAAGGTGGCAGACAGCAGCCGGGGTGGCCTGCGCTTGGGCGGACGCATCGCTGCGGCCACCACGATAAGCGTCACGCTGGATCAGGACCTGCCCGCCGGTTCGTGGCGCATCTCTGTGCTGCTGCCCACGGGAGTGGTGGAAGAGCGCCAAGTCGGATCCCTGTCTGGCCGCACGGTCGGTGTGACGAGCGCATTCTCCTTGGCACCTCAGGTGGGTGCCATCTGGGTGCTGGCATCCACCCAAGTGGAGGCACAACTGTTCAGGGTGGTGCAGGTCGCCGAGAGCGAGCCAGGCATCCATGAAGTCACAGCACTGGCTCACAATCCGAGCAAGTACGACGCCATTGAGCGGGGGCTGGCACTGCAGCCGCGTGATATCACAGTGCTCTCCACAACGCCTGTGGCGCCCACGGGCCTGTTGGTCACCGAGAGCCTGTACCGGGTCAAGGATCAGGCGCTGGTGCTCATTCAGTTGGGATGGGAGCAGGTCTTCGGCGCCCTGGAGTACCAGGTGAGCTACCGGGTCAATGGCGGCAACACCGTCACCTTGCCCCGGAGTTCGAATACCTATCTGGAGATTCGAAACGCCGAGGCCGGGGATTATGTTTTCACGGTTCGGGCTGTGGGAGTGTCCGGAAAGCTTGGGGCCTCGGCCACTTTGAGCCAGACCATCCTTGGCAAGTTGCAGCCGCCCGATGATGTGCAGGACTTTGCGGTGCTGCGCCGCACGACCGATCTGCTGCTGAGCTGGAGCGCCAACACGGATGCCGATCTGGCAGGGTACGAGGTGAGAGTGGGCGCGGGCTGGGATGCAGGCACACTGGTTGGGCAGACCGCTGGGACCCAGCTCGTGCATGATCAAAGCGAATCAGGTCGGTACAACTACTTCATCCGGGCCTTTGACACCTCTGGCAAGTACAGCCAGCATGTCGCTACCTTCGAGTTGCTCCTGCTGGCACCAGCCGCAGTGCGGCAGTTTGATGTGGTCCAGTCGGCCAACCGGCTGGAGTTTCGCTGGCTGCCTAATCCTGAACCGGAGGTGGTGGCCTATGAGCTGCGAGAAGGCACGGCGTGGGACACCTCGATCTTCATTGCCGAGGTCAAGTCCAGCAGCTTCACTTTGCCTTCAGGCTTTGACGGTGAGCGCAATTTCTGGATCAAGGCAATCGCCTCGCCAGGCATCTACTCGGACGAGGCCACCTTCGTCTCGACGGTGGTGGCCCAGCCCCAGAACGCCAACCTGCTGGTCACCATCGATGCACAGGCCACCCGGTTTCCAGGGGTGAAGCATTTCGCATCGGTCGAGTCGGTCAACAGCCTGGATGTGCTGCGCATGGACAGTGGCGTGGCGCAGTCCGAGTACCTGTTCGAGGTGAATCTGCCCACCAGCTACCGGGCGCAAAACACCCTGTTGGCCAGCATCGGGGCCACGCTGGATGATCGAGAAACCTGGTCGACAGCGAACTATGTCTGGAGCAGCAATGCTGCCAAACGGCAATGGACCTATGACGGCGCGCTCAAAAGCATCGAAGCGAGGTTTCAGATGGCGCGCGAAGATGCATTGCAGGCCGGAGAGCTGTACGGCTGGCGCCTCAATGGTGCGCTGGCAGGGTACGGTAGCCCCGCCAGTGGGGAGGCCGTGGGCGTGAGCTATGGCGACGGGCGGTACGGCAGTGGGGTACTCATCAAGGACACGACCCGGGTTTCCTGGGGCGTGAGCATCCCGGGGGTGTTCCATGTGAGCTTTTGGTTCATCCCGAACCAGATCACCACCTCGGTCATCTGGACAGCATCTGGTGCAGGGGTGAGCCTGCTTGTGGGCTTCGATGCGGCGGCAGGCAGCTTCTTTCTGGAAGACCACTTGTTTAACCGGATCGTGGTGCCGTACACCGTGAGTGTCAGCGACCGAATTTGCGTTGGTGTGTGTCAGACGGCCACTGAACGCAGGCTCTTTGTCGGAAAGATGGGCGGCGATGTGCAAAGCGCAAGCAGTCCTTTGCAACCCACTGCCGGATACACGGTCCTCAAGCTGTATTGAACGTAACCCAGAACCCCAACCCGGGCGTTGCATCGAATGGTGCAGCGCCCGTTTTGTTTGAAGAAACGGAAAACTCCATGATTGAAGAAGGCATGAGCATCAAAGGCTCAATCACGCTGCTGCTGGCCAAGCCCACAGGCGAAGTCGAGGTGGTGCACAAAGACAACATCATCGTCAATGGCGGCTTTGACTTTGTGGCCGATGCCATTGGCAATTCGGCCAGCCGTCCCGGTGTCATGGGCTGGATTGCGGTGGGCACTGGCTCCACGACCGCTGCCGCCACTCAGACGGCCCTGGTCACCGAAATCAAGCGCAATGCGGCCACGTATGCCCATACGGCTGGCACCAAGGTGTTCACTTTCACGGCTAGTTATCCAGCGGGTGATGCCACTGGTGCGCTCACCGAGGCGGGCGTTTTCAATGCAGCCTCGGCTGGCGCCATGTTCGATCGGGTCGTTTTCCCGGTGGTGAACAAAGGCGTGGACGACAGTCTGACGGCTGTTTTCACCTTCACCATGAGCTGATCGGGCACCTGATATGGCCGAGACCGTCAACGTCTCCAGCTCGCCGGGGGCCAACTACACCTGGATTTCCGGCAAGTTTTCCTGGGGCAGCGCTACGGCAGGCAAGAACTGGACAACGGCCTACCCGGCGGTCTACGCCCTGACCGTGGCCACTGACCTGAGTTTTGCCGAGTTGGTTCAGAAATTGGGCATCAAGAGCAATTCCGAGAGCCTGACCTTCTCGGATAAATCCAGCCGGGCTTTGGCACTCAACAAGTACGAGAACCTGAACTTTGTCGAGACCTACACCGACCTGATTGCCTTTGTGCTGCGTTTCGTTGAGTCCCTGACGTTCACGGAAAAGTACGCTCGCACGGGCACCAAAGCCGTCTTCGAGACGTTTCAGGTGGGGGAGGGACTGGCACGGCAGTTGGTATTGCGCAAATACGAGACGCTGGCGCTGGCTGAGACCTATACGGACCTCATTGCGTTCATCCTGCGGGTATCCGAGAGCCTGAGTTTTTCCGAGAAGCCTTCCAAGGGGATGACCAAGCCACAGGCTGAAAACTTCAGGCTGAGCGATGCACTGGTCAAGTCGCAGGTCAAGCAAATCTCCGCGGCATTCAGTCTGGCCGAAGCGCTGGGCCGAACGGTCGCGTATCGCCGTGCCATCAACGAAGGCTTTGCCATTGGCGAGGCGATCAGGCGCGCACAGATTTTGAAGCTCAGCGAGGCCTTTGGTCTTGCCGAGCAGTACCGGCGCCGGGCCAATGGGGTGATCAGCGACATGATTGTTGCCAACACCGAGATCACCGAGCAGGACTTCATGGACATCCTGGAGTCTGGTCATCCACCCGGTTACACCAACTTCCGGGACTTCATCCAGGGCGACTACACCTACCAGCGGGCGCTTTTCAGGGCAATCCTGACTTCAAGCAATGCAGACCGAGGCTACATCGATGGCCTGCGGGTAACTGTGGACGTGCCCGATGTGTTCGATCGAGGCACGGCGCAGGTGGTCACCGCGTCCAGTGGCGTAGCGGTCGTTTTTGTGCGGACTTTCCGGGTCTCGCCGGAGGTCACGCTGACCTTCAAGGGCGGTACCACCGTGGCCATTCCTCGAATTCTTGGAACGGTCACCACCGCAGGCTTCACCGCCATTTTGGAAAACACCTCTGGCGCCCGCGTGACGGGAGCCATTTCTTGGGTTGCCCAGGGGTATTGAAAGGGTACTGAATGCAAAACTACACCGAAATCCCATCCACGACGACGCTCTCGGACTCGCTGTCGCAGATCCTGAACAACGACAAGACGGCGCTTTCGCTCTCCAGCGGAACGGCGTTTCCGACTGTGAATCTGCAGCAAGGCATGCCGTGTTTCAGGACCGATGAGCAAAAGCTCTACATCCTGACCGTGGTCAGTCCCGTCACGTGGAAGATGGTCATTGACCTCTCAGCCACCTTGGGCAAGGTGGCCAATGCTGACCTGCTGGACGGCATCGATTCCACTGGTTTTGCACTCAGTGGGCACAACCACGATGCGGCGTATGCAGCGCTGGGCCACAACCACAACGCGGCATATCTGGGCATCACGGCCAAGGCAGCGGACGCTGACAAGCTCGATGGCTATGACTCCACGGCCTTTGTGCGCTCAGTCAATGGCAACGCACCGGATGCCTCTGGTAATGCCACCGTACCGATCGATTTGTCCAGTCGATTGGCCAAATCCGGTGACACGATGACAGGTCATCTGTATATGGGCAGTGGTGCGGTGATCTATTCCTCGCAATCCGGTGCGGCTGATAACGCTCGCAACACTGGCTATCGCATGAACGATGGTCAGGATATTGGCGAGATGGGGCGCAGCAACCAGTACTACGACGACCTGGCGGGCAACTGCAACGGAATCTTGCCGACCGGCAACTGCGCAGGCAATACGTACTGGAAACCTTCCAATACCAGCTGGTGGACGTGGGGCCTGGGATTTAACTACTGCGCTAACACTGGCCAATACGACGGTGCAGGGGGAACAACCTATGCCTACAACGCTGTACCCAGCACAGGCTACAACTACGACGGTTACTACCTGGCCCAAGACGAGATCGGTGGAGGTGAATACCACCGCTGGTACCGAGCCTGCAATTGCAACTGCAACTGTGGCAGCTACACCAACTGCAACTGCGGCAACACGGCTTTCAACTGTCGAACGAACTGCAATTGCAACTGTGCCTGCTGCGGTTGTTGCTGAAGGATCACCATGAAAGTCTTTCTTGTGCGCGCGGGCAAGCTCTCGACTGCGCTGGATTACGCCATTCACCTCAAAGTGGACCAGGCGACTGAGCAGGTGCTCATGCGCTTTGGCTTGCGACACCGTCCGGATAGTGATCAGCCTTTTGACTTCTCTGTGGAGGGGGTGACTTACCAGGTGGTTGCTGAGCAGTTGTTTGCCTATAGTGAGCTGAGAAACAACCGTGGGTGGTCCGACCGACAGTCCTTCATGACCGGTTACCGCTGGGCAGAAAAACGGCTCATCGACCCATTGCCCTTGTATGTCTACACCCTGTCCACGCGTTTCACAGCGCCAGAAGCTTCGGGGCATGTCTGGAACGGGAACTTCCTGACCGGATTTAACGTGCCCTTTGCGGACAGCCGCTTTGATGAATGCTTCGTGACGGTGAACCTTCATCCCACGCTTGGAGGATGTCTGGTTGAAGGTGTGGCGTCCACGGATGTAGAACACACCGATTACCAGTCCTCCGCTCAGGTGAGGGAAATGGAGTTTCCAGACTTGCGGGTGATTGCCCCCGCAAATGTCATAGCGGGGGATCCAGTCGAATTCACTGTTCAGATGCTCGACGGCCTGGGCAACCCCAGCAACCGTGATGCGGAAATTCACCTGGAGTCGGTTAATGGCTATCTGCCCGTCAGTCGACGCCGAACGCAGGGTGGGCTGACCACAGTCACCGTCATGACCCTGGGGCTTCAAGCAGGCGACACCGTCCGATTGAAAGCAGGCTTCAAGTTCTACCCCGGCTGCGCCGATGCTCAGGTGGTCCTTTCATGATTCGCGAACTGTTTTCTGCACGGGTCTACCAAGGGCAACTGAGTTTTGAGGATGGCCTGCGTGATCAGATGCTCAAAGGGGCAATGGATTTTCATCAGCGGCTCAATCGGGATGGGCAGCCCTGGGCGCGTAAAAGCCGTCAGTCTCTGATCGATCATGAAAGCTGCTGTGACGTCTTCAGACCCCTGGTCAATCAGGTTCGTAAAGCCATTGGGCACGCCTACCAGTGTGAACCCGTGTGGCAAACCGCTCGAGAGGTCATTACTCAGCCTGGTCAGTTCATTCCGCTGCATGCCGAAGACACCGATCTCTCGGCGGTGTATTGGATTGACGGAAATGCTCGGCCAGATCCTTCTCGCCAGGACTACTCCGGCGCTTTTGTGCTGGTCAACCCCAGCGGCGCTTACGGTAGCCGCAAATTGCCCTGGGAAGGCTGGCGCTCGGAAATCATCCATCCGTACCCCGGCCTGCTGGTGATTTTCCCGAGCTACCTGGCGCACCATTCCCACCCCTACAACGGTACCCGGCCGAGTGTGGAGGTCCATTTTGAGTTCCGGGTTCAGGCATTGAAGGGACAAGCCCATGCAAATCGTTGACGGCTTGATTGAGCCCGAGCTGACCGCTGAATGCCGCCAGTGGCTGTTGAGCCAGAACCTGGTGTTTGGCTGGAAAGCGCATGCCAAGGCTCCTGGGGTGTTTTGGCACCGAAATTTTGTGCTGCCAGGAAAGCACAACCACCACTATGACGCAGGTGCGTGGCAGCCAGAACATACTTTTGATGCGTTTGTGGCCCAGGGGGGACCACTGGCCCGAGTGGCCCTGCAGGTCAAAGAGCAGTTCTTTCCCAACGCAGAGATCACGCGCCTGTGGGTCAATGTGCAAGCGTTCGGAGATGAGGCTTCGCTGCACAGGGACTTCCCAACTGAGTTTCAGAACACGGCAAGATCCGTGATCTGGTACCCGGTAGCCGAGTGGAGCGCGGATTGGGGAGGGGATTTGGTGGTGTTGGACGATCTGGATGAAATCCAGGCGGCAACCATAGTCAAACCCAATCGGATGGTCCAGATCAATGGCTGCATGCGCCATGCTGTCCGTCCGATCTCCCGTTATTGCAACGCCTTGCGTATCGCGGTGGCGTTTGGTTCAGAGGTGGCGCCATGATCGAATACCTCTGGCCAACGCCAGTACTCAAGGACACGGCGCCCTGGACTCCATCTGAAATGGATGAACTTCGGCGCTACACGGTCGAAAGATTTCGTGACCATCAGACCAATCCACCCGTGCACGGCTTGCCCGATGTGGACGTCAGGCTGAGGGTCCAGCTCAATCTGTTTCATGCTCATCATGAGATGCATGCACCGGCAGTCTGGCATCCATGGAAGCTCTGGGTGGAGAGTACCTACCGCAATTACCTGCTCGAAGCACATGGTGTGCGCAATGCCCAGGAGCTAAAAATCGAGGCTAGATGCATTCCTGTGCATTACCAGCCTGGCATGCGGGCTCAGCCGCACTACCACCACACCTGTGACCATGTCCTGTGTCTGTATCTGGATTGCGGGCAAGGACGAAGTCCACCGGATCAACGCAGCTGGACCGTCGGTGACGGTGAACTTATCTTGCAGGACCCCCGCCCAATGGCGGGGTTTCCATTTTGGGAGAAGGTTCGCTACATCGAAACCTTTCCCGGTCTGGTGGTACTGCATCCATCGCGCATCTGGCATGAAACCAACCCTTTCAATGCCCAGGGTGAGCGAACCCTTCTTGTGGTGACCCTTCGGGTCGCCTCTCACAACTACAGCGATCTGTACACCGAGCTCAGAGGAGGGGCGCCGTGTCTTTGAATTTACATACCCGTCCAGGTTACGAGGTAGATGTGGTCCGTGTGGACGACAGCAACCTGCGCATGACTGTGTTGGTCACCAATCCCGACGGCAAAGCTTCTGGCCGTCATGTCTTCAACATCCAAACGATGCCGGGTGCTGATCCGGCAAAGCTTTGCCGAGAGGCATACCCCATCGCATTCGAGGAATCTTTGTCATGAAATTCACACTCACCATCAATGGCAAAAACGGGTTTGAGCGACAGGCCGTCTACAACCCTGAGGACTCCAGCCTGGTCTGGAAAGACACTGGAGAGCCTTTGCCATTGCCACAGGCATTTGCTCGCCAGGAGGGCATGCAGTGGCAGCCCTTTTGGCATTTGCATCACCCCTCCAATCCGGCCGGAAAATCAAGGGCCATTCGTCATCTCAAGCTGCAGCTGGGCCTCAAATGCAATTACGCATGCCAATACTGCTCACAGGCGCACCAGCCCCATGACCTTGACGGGCACCCGGACGATGTTCAGCCTTTCATGCAGCAACTCGAGGGATGGTTCGCTGGAGGAGAGGATGGCAGGGGTGCTGGCGTCAAGATCGAGTTCTGGGGTGGAGAGCCCTTTGTTTACTGGAAATTGCTCAAGCCCCTGGGTGAAGAAGTCAAACGCCGCTACCCCAATGCTCAGTTGTCGATCGTGACGAACGGATCGTTATTCGATGATGAAAAACTGGCTTGGGTGGAAGCGTTGGATATCGGGATTGGCTTGTCTCATGACGGACCTGCTCAGTCATACCGTGGCCCGGATCCATTGGCTGATCCTGAAAAGCTTGTCCAGATCAAGCGATGGGTATCCAGGCGCATGCCGCTGGATCGGATGAGTTTCAACACGGTTCTGCACCGACACAACCAATCCCTCAAGGCAGTTCGGCAGTTTTTCGCTGAAAAGCTCGATCTGCCAGTGCAGGCCATTGTGCTGGCCACCGAGGAAGTGATGCTGCCCTATGACCATGGAGGTCTATCGTTGACGCTGGAAGGTACTGATCTCGATCGATATCGCCACCAGATGTTCTGGGAACTGGTGACAGGTGCTGGCATGTCGGTGGGGACGATGCGCGACAAAGTCGACGAGTTCATGCGGGCGCAGGCACAGTCCAGACCACTGAAATCTTTGGGTCAAAAGTGCGGAATGGACCGGGATGATTCGATTGCTGTGGACATGAAAGGTAATGTCACGACCTGCCAGAACATGAGCGCTTCGACACATCACAGGATCGGTCACGTTGAGCAATTTGACGACATCGCGCTGAATACGGCGTACCACTTCAGCACCCGAATCGAATGCCCGCGTTGCCCAGTGGTGCAACTTTGCAAAGGGGCCTGCCTGTTTCTGGAAGACGCTTACTGGGGCGCAGCCTGCGACAACTCGTTCGCGCACAACCTGGCGGTCATGGCCGCAGCGCTGTACTACCAGACCCAAGGGCTGATCTTGACCCGGATTGAGGCTGATGCTATTCGTTCGTCACGACAGAACGTGATTGACGTCATCAGTCTTGCGTTTGTGGAGTCTGGCGGGGACATGCAGGTCGTGCTTCCTATCCTGCAGGTCCGAAAAGCGTTTCCGATTGCGGTCGTTGCCGCATAGATCTGCTTCGAAGCCTTTCATTTCATTCTTTGTTCATCTTTTGTTATCGGCCGCCATGGTTCGCCCTGGCGGCTTTTCTTTTGGAGTTACGAATGCCAGAACCGACAAGCAGTGGGGTCGCTGGAGCGGCGGTCGCCTACAAAGCACTGGGTGGCACTGCAGCCGCTGTAGCCAGTGGCGCCACCTTGGCAGCTGTGGTGGTCATGTTGATGACCCCGCCTCGCAACAAACGCGAGTGGGCCGTTGGGCTGATCAGCACCGTGGTGTCCAGCATCGGTGGTGGTGCCGTTACCGTCGAACACTTTGGGCTTCATCACTGGGCTTTCTCAACCATGGGGCTTTGCGCCTTGGGTGGGGTGATTTTTGCGTGTGGTCTACCCGGATGGGCGATGGTGCGTTGGACATTTGCTTTCATCGACAAGCGCCGAGATGATTCCATCGATCAGGTGGCCAAAGACTTGAAGGAGTTGCTGTGAATCCAAGTGAATTCATCATGCGACTCACCTCGGCTGCTGTTGCATCAGCCAAAGCTACAGGTGTTCCTGCCAGCATCACGATTGCTCAGGCGGCACTTGAGTCTGGCTGGGGCGAGTCTGCTCTGACCAAGATGGGCAGCAACCTCTTCGGCATCAAGGCCGACAGCCTCTGGCGCGGGCAGACCCTGCCTATGAACACCAAGGAGTTCATCAAGGGCCGGTGGGTGGTGGTGCCAGCCCTGTGGCGCAAGTACCCTAGCTGGCAAGCCAGCATTGACGATCATGCAGCGTTTCTCAAGCATAACCCTCGTTACAAGGACTGCTTTGCATGCACCAGTGCACAAGCATTCGCCAGGGCACTCGCTCAGGCTGGCTATGCCACTGATCCAGCCTATCCGGACAAGGTCATTGGTCTGATGAAGCAGCACAACCTGCTGGACTTGGACGGAGGTGCCTGATGAATTGGATCAATCGATTCTTGCTGACCAACTGGTCGCACATCTTTGACGCACTTCTATTGACCATGGCGTTGCTGTGTGGAATTCAGATAGGGGAGTCCCGTGTCCAGAGATCCTGGGACGAAGAAAAACAAGAGATCGCTCAGATACAGGCCAAGCAAGAGCAACACGTTGCAGATGTTCGTCAATCCCAATCTCAAATCACGCAGGAGATCTCACGTGAATTCACAAAAAAGTCAAATCTGTTGGCTGATCGCCAGCCTGACGATCATGTTGGCGGGGTGTGCAACGTCCACGCAGCCGGTCGCAGCGATCTGTCCAGCGTTTCCAAAGCTCCCGCCGGAGCTGCTCCAACCCGCACCGACTCTCTACCTGCTCCCCGGCGAGATCCAAGAGAGATGAGCTGCGAACAGCTGAGCAGGGATGCTGCCCAGACTACGTTGATGCTTCTGGAAATTCAGAGGTGGTATGAGCTCCAGTCAAAAGTTCTCCAGTGAAACAAAGAGGACTATTGGCCGCGCAGCAACACCTGATCCCGGAATCTGCTGAAGAACTTGGCTTTAGCGTGCAAAAGAGCGTTCATGTCAGCACATTTGAAGGAGCATGAAATGAGCTACAAATTCAAGACGGCCATCATCGATGACGTCATCGCGCGCAACATCGATGTCGATCTGAAAGATAAGCTGCTCGACTTATTCGAATCGGCTATGAAATCGGTGGCTACAACGCTGGTGCGCGAGGCAAAATTCGACACCACCGACTTTTCCACCGCCAAGGAACTCGGCTGCGAGGGTTTTACGCTGTTGCTAAGCCGTGCACTTGCCGATTCACGCGACAGTTGGTTCGGCGCTTTTCAGCGCGGCGACCAACGCCTCGACGTAATTGGCCATTTGGAATAGCCCGTCAGTCCTTTATTTCCGGAACGTCCCAATCCGCTTGACGCGCTTCACCAGTCTGGTAGAACTGCTTCACGAGTTTCAGGTACTCTAGGAAATCTCGGTTTTCCGTTGCCAGTCGATTGGCCATGTCCCAGTCAATCTCATCCTTTTCACGGGCTGGAATCAAAACTTGACTTTCCGCTGGGTTGTCTGCGTCTAATTTGATCAAGCCAATGCCATGCGCTGCGAACAGCATTCGCAATTCTTTGAGCGTGTCCTGGCCCTCAATTTCAGCCGCGACCAGATAGCCAAAATTAGCCCAGGATGAGTTGGATACAGCTTGAAAAAAGCACTCACGGACATTTGATCGATTAATCAATAACTTGGCCTCGAACGACCACAGCTTGGTGCGCTTATCGGAATATTGATTCACGCAATCTCGAACTTCTTGATGCCAGTCAGCACCCAAGTCCTCCATTCCGACCACATCCGGATAGAGCCAACGGTTGCCATTTGGCCCTCTCTTGTTCGACGAGCGCTTCTCGTCGATGCGCTTCGAATAGACAGCGAACTCTTCCCATAGGTACAACGAGAGCAGAGGGTACAGAGCGTGTTCCCCGAGCTTGGCATCATCACTGTCATTCGTTGATGCAGCAACTAAGCTCTCAGCCGCAGCAACTTCGGCAACGTCAGATTTCTCCGAAAAGTAGTACTTGCGTGGGCGACCCTCGGTAGTTTTCAACTCTGGGTGCCGTTTCTGCAAGCGCGGACGCTGCGAGCTGATTTCCGCGACTAGTTGTTGCACTAGCTGAGCGTCCGTGGTCACGTACTGGCTGCTCTGTTTCTTCGCTTGGCATTCGTCTGGGAACGTGGCAAAGATCCACTCGGCAATCTGCCGAGCAGTCAGCTTCTCATCAGGCCGTTCCTTCAAATAGCCAAGTACGGCTTTCGCTAAATTCAATGCCATAGAAATTCTCCTCAAAGTTTGAACAACTTCGTGATCTCAGTGTTCACTCCTTGCAAATGCCCAAGAGCTGAATGCTCCGTCGCAAGAATCTGTCCTGCTTAAATTCGATTCCATTCGACCAAGCGCCGATAGTGCTCACCTAGAGCAGTAAGGCGACACGCCTTACCTTGCATAGCTGCGTGCCACATGTGAGGAGCGCCCTCGGGTACAAGAAGGTTGAGCCTGTTGTACTTCTGCAAAATTGCAAATATCTTCGTGTGCTCAGAGTCAGGCGGCAGCATTCCTGGATCGCGCCCTTTCATCTCTGGTTCGTAGGATGGATCAAGTGAAAATTCGAAGCCGGGATGGGGGAACAGTTCAGACAGTCTTCGAAGTTCTGATAGCGCGATAGGTGGCTGTACTCGGCGAAGAGAAACAAAGCTCTTCACATTTGTCTTAAATACCGGACGCTGTTCCCAAGGGCCAAGTGATTGATCAATGTGGGCGTACACGCTTCCTGGCGTTACGTCGCCGACAAGATTGGCGCCCGCTCCGGCAAGTGCATCGACAAACAGCGATGTGAAGACTCCCGATCCATTTTTTTCGTCGGCGTACTGAGCAGCTGTCGATGCGGTAAGTATGGTGATGCCTTCTGCGAGTTCGGCAGAATAAGTTTTATTGTTGACAGATGAGCCAGCGATGCCGGAATGACAGCTGTCCAAAACTATTATTTTGTTTTTGGCCGCTGATGCGTTAGCAAGAGCTAAAACGTCATTCAGCGAGAGCCCGTCGTCACCTGATCTGCACTCGCTGGTAATTAGATAACCGCCGGTAACCTCAATGAATCCGTGTCCAGCAAAATAAAATAGAGCAGTTTCTGCATCACCTGAAAACAAATCCTTGACTGCGTCTTTTAGTTCCGATCTCGAAATCGTATTAGATGGACCTGAACTGGTTAGTAGTTTTACCGAAAAGTTAATTGCACCGTCTGCATGCCTTTCAAGCACTGCTTTCACCGAGTGCGCATCGTTTACGCACCCATAAAGAGGCGAGGCAGTAACGTAGTGGTCGATTCCGACGATCAATGCTTTTCTCATGGGATTCCTCACATTGCGCTGACTGGCAGCCAAAAAATCTGCTTATAGTTTGTCAAGAAATGCAGAAATATTGTCCCATGTCCAGAGATTAATGCGGCGTCCTTTGACAGGGTCAGGCAAATTCGACGGCCTGTCTGCATTGCCATAAATTAACAGCACGGGAATGCCCTCGTCGTAAGCGCATTGCAATTCCCAAAGTTGTCCAGTGGCTTTAGATGAGTTATTGGTAATGATGCCAATTACGCCATCACACCCTTTTATCTTTGTGCGACAGTTGGTCTTCCAGGCGTTGTCCCATGGTTCCTTTACAGACATGTCTACAAATTCAAACGGTGTTTTTTTGTTGCGACCTTGACCTACGAGCATCGTGCGCAAATTAGCGTCTTCAATGGCGAAGCTGGTGAATATGCGAAATTTCTTTGCCATAAAGTTCCCCTTTAAGTGATTGAAAACTGTTTGATCTCGATTAAATTTTTCCGCCTACGCCTTTAAACTTTTCCACAAAAGCCGCGATTTTCTGGAACACGGTCTGCTTCTTAGTCAGGTATTGCGGATTTAGCGGGCTCATCTTGGGCAGTAGGTCGTTCAGTTCCGTGCCGCTATCGCTAGCAAACTCCCGCTTGAGTGAAGTGGCAAGATAGCGGCGAGCAGCCTCAGCATTCAGTTTTTCAGTGCTGATCAGCTCCTGGGCCTCGCGCTGCTGTTCTGCTTGGGCAAAGGTAAAGAAAGCGTCGATCACGCTGGCCTTGTCACCAATCTGGTCCAGATTGGTTTGATTAATGAAATCGACTAGCAGGCTCTCTTTGGCGCGATTGCCCAAACTGGCGCGAATTACGCGACGAACTTCATCCACAAGTTCTGATTTGCTCTTTGCTTTCTTGTTGTGCTCAAAGATCAGCTCTAGGATGTAGTCCAGGTTGATTTCCTGCGACTTCAGCAAGTCCACCTCAAAGACCACGTCATCCCAGTCGATCGTGGATTTTTCCTTCTCGTTGGAAGTTTTTTCCCGGCGCAACCAGTCGCGCACATCGTTGTAAGTGGAGCGGTAATCCTGAATTTTTCGTTCCACCGGGAGCGTGATGGCTTGCAACGCGGTCAGATTTTCATCATTCAGGTAGTGCTTAGCCTTGAACGCCTCCACCGCTACCGGATCGGTCATGTCGACACTTTGCAGGTCCTTCAGGCTGGCGAATTCGTCATAGTTTTGCAGCACGTTTTCTACGCGCAAATACTCGCCAAACAGTTTCGCGAATGCTTTTTTGTCGGCTTCCGTCTCAATGGCGGCAGGGTCGGGGAAGCGCGTTTCGAGCTCCTTCACCACCTCCACAAAGCCACGCCGCGCTTCTCCGGTAGCCGCATCGGTGAAGCCTTCCATGTATTCCTTGTAGCTCTTCTCCAGCACCACGTTCTTGGTGTTCTTGTCGCCGAACAGCGTGATGGCGTCGATGGTTGCCTGCTCCAGGTCACGGAAGGTGACGATGTTGCCGAAGGTCTTGGTAGCGTCAAAAATTCGGTTGGTGCGTGAGTAGGCCTGCATCAGCCCGTGGTAGCGCAGATTCTTGTCCACAAACAAGGTGTTAAGTGTGGGCGCATCAAAGCCGGTAAGGAACATGCCCACCACAATCAGCAGGTCGATTTCCTTAGATTTAACCTGTTTGGCTAGATCGCGGTAATAGTTCTGGAAGCCATTGCTATCGACACTGAAGTTGGTCTTGAACAGCGCGTTGTAGTCGGCGATTGCTGCGCTCAAAAATTCCTTGGCGCTGCTGTTCATAGCCGACACATCAAAACTTTCGTCCTGAATGTCTCCCACCGCATCCTGCTCCTCATTCGCTGCGAACGAGAAGATGGTGGCTACCTTAAATGGCTTGTCACCGTTCTTCTGTAGCTCCTTGAAGCACTCGTAGTACAGCTTGGCAGCATCCACGCTGCTGACCGCGAACATGGCGTTGAAACCTTTATTGCCTGCTTGCAGCCGGTGGGTCTTCTGCCGGAAATTGTTCACGATGTAGTGGGTGATCTCACGAATGCGGTCTGGGTGTAGCAACGCCTGCTTGTTCTCTGCCGCGCTCAGCTTTTTCTCATCCTGCTCGGTCTCGATGACTTTGAAATGTGGGCGGACATCGTTGTAATCCACCTTGAACTTCAATACCTTTTCATCGCGGATGGCATCGGTGATCACATACGAATGCAGTTCCCGCCCAAACACGCTGGCCGTGGTTTCAGCGCCCAGCGCGTTTTCAGGGAAGATCGGCGTGCCGGTGAAGCCAAACTGGTAAAACTTCTTGAACTTCTTCTTGAGGTTCTTCTGCGCCTCGCCAAACTGGCTGCGATGGCATTCATCAAAGATGAACACGACCTGCTTGCCGTAGATGGACAGGTCACCCTCGCTCTTCATCAGGTTGTTGAGCTTCTGGATGGTGGTGACGACGATCTTGTTGTCGTCTTTCTCCAGATTACGTTTCAAGCCCAATGTACTGTCTGAGCCGTTCACGCTGTCTGGCGAGAAACGCTGGTATTCTTTCATGGTTTGGTAGTCCAGATCCTTGCGGTCCACCACGAAAAATACCTTGTCGATGAAGTCCAGTTCGGTGGCCAGCCGCGCCGCCTTGAAGCTGGTCAGGGTCTTGCCCGAACCTGTGGTGTGCCAGATAAAGCCACCGCCCTCCAGGTCACTCCAGCGCTTGGCCTGGAACGCGCTGTTGATCTTCCAAAGAATCCGCTCGGTGGCAGCAATCTGGTAAGGGCGCATCACCAGCAGAGTGTTGCTGACGTCAAACACCGAGTAGTGCAGCAGCACATTGAGCAGGGTGTGCTTTTGAAAGAACGTGGCCGTGAAGTCCTTCAGATCCTTGATCAGGCTGTTGTCCGCCTTTGCCCAGTTCATGGTGAAGTCGAAACTGTTTTTGTTGCGCTGCGTGGTGTTGGCGAAGTAGCGACTATCGGTGCCGTTGGAGATTACGAACAACTGCAAATACTTGAACAGGGAATGCTCGCTGTTGAAGCTTTCCTTACTGTAGCGATGCACCTGATTGAAGGCTTCACGAATCGCCACGCCGCGCTTCTTCAGCTCCACCTGCACCAGTGGCAAACCATTCACCAGAATCGTCACGTCATAGCGATTGGCGTGACTGCCAGTCTGCTCAAACTGCTGAATCACCTGTACTTTGTTGCGAGCGATATTTTTCTTGTCCAGCAGGTAGATGTTCTGGATGCGTCCATCGTCGAATACGAAGTCGTGGATATAGTCGTCGTGAATCTTGCGAGTCTTCTCGACGATGCCATCGCTTGGCTTGTCCAGCCATGTCTCAACAAAACGCAGCCATTCGCCGTCTAGAAACTGTACGTTATTGAGTGTTTGAAGTTGCAAGCGCAAATTCGCAAGCAAGGCTTCGGGCGCATTAAGACCGGGTAGGTATTCATAGCCCTGATTTTGTAAATCCTGAATGAACTCCCGCTCAAGATCGCTTTCGCTCTGGTAGCTTTCTGCCACCTTCCATTCCTGGCAATATTTATCCAGTACGATGAAATTGCTAGATTCAGCGATGGGTTTGACGTAATCAACCATTTTGTTGTTCCTGCTGCCAGTAGCCATAGTTACTCTTCAAGTGATCGAGCAATAACTTGATAGTCGCTTTCTCTGCCTGCGTTGGCTCTGCAACGGATTCATTTGATAGCGTGCTGTGGCTTGTGAATTGGATGACTCGGTTCAGGTAGAGCTGTTTGTCATCGGGCAAAAGTTCCGACCACTTCGGGTAACCCAGGAAGCTGGCCGTTTTCTCATAAAGATTGCGCAGTAAAGTGAAGTGATACTTTTCGACCTTGTTTTCAACAATCGCTTGTTCGATGGCATGCTTTAGATACAGGTGATAGGCGAAGCTCTTGTTGGAGTCACCTTGCTTTTCAGCGAGTAAAAAGCTCCCATCTTCAAAGCGTTCCAACATGTAGCAGGCTTTGCCATTAAGCTCATTGAAAAGTACGTTGTAGAACAGTGGGCTGTGCGTTGTGACAATGAACTGCAGATCGGATTGACTGGATTTGATCAGGCTAGCCAAATTTACCGCTAATTCGATCAGATGATTCTCATCCAGAGAGCTGACCGGATCATCAACAAAAACATACTCCAAATTGTTAAAAACATCAGTTGATCGATTTTCTGGCTCTGCAATGTTCAGTTCGGAAATCATCTGCTCAATCAACGAATAAAACACGCTCCAAATAAAGTTACTTTCCTCGCCCTTGGAAATCTTTATGTTGGGCTCATGTTCTTTGTTGCCGCGCTCGAATGAAAAACTAACCTCCGAAAAATTTGCGTTGAAATTCGGCGTCAATTTGTCGTTGGTGTAATGCTGAAATGTGGAGGTCACATTCCGATCTTGGCCTTGCTCGTCAAGCACCCATTGGGTAAATGAGTTTGGCTGTATTTTTAGTTTGGGTTCGGCATCACCCTCTAGATCGTTATCCCAATAGAACAAGTCTTCGGTGAATGCGCTGTAATAGAGAATTTTCTTTTGTGCCAACTCTGACTGCGACCCATCATCTGCCTCGTTTTTGGGCGAAATCAATTCTTTGAATGCTCGTGACAGACGCGTCTTGCCCGTGCCGTTGAACGCATAGATCAGCTGCACCTTTTTGTTGGCGTCTTTCAACTGTTGTGCAATTTCGTTCAGCGTCTTGCCCATGCTATGCCTCTATCGAATCCCGCTTAGGAAAGCTCAACAGCAGATCGCGGTAGTACCCGTATTGCTTTTGTCGAAGGTCAATTTCGCGGGGTAAACCTTCGCTTATGGAGTTAGCCAAGATATCAAATTTATCGAGGATGGCTACGATGCGTGCTTGTTCTGCAAGTGACTTTTCGGGATCGTCTGCGTAGGGAAGAGGGAGCTTAAAGCCCTTGATGATGCTTGAATTTAGGTCGCCTCTGGCTCCTTGTCCTAGCGCTTTAATATTTTCATAATTAAAACTCACCCAATGATAAACATAGCGATATAACGCCTTGGTGCTGTCAATTTCCAAGCAGCCGCAGTGCTGATTTGTTGTTAAAGAGATTTTATTGATTGCAGATCTGCCTGCTGTCGCCCCAGATATTGCAATAATTACGCAATTCTCAGGAATCCACTTTGCCGCTGAGTTTTTCAATGCAGCCTGAGTTATTTTTACTTCTGTGGTTTTGATATCGGAAAATTTAACCTCTTGAGTCCTAAGCCAAGGAATACTTCCACCCTCGTAGTACTCTGGTTCACCAGCTGTTGGTGTCCCACCTGAGTACCATTTCTTTGTTACGTCCCCGAGCGTTCGCCACTCCACATCTCCTTCTTCGAAACTCAACAATTGGTTGCGATAGTAGTTGTATTGTTTTTTGCGGGTGGTAAGCTCGGCTGTAAGCTCGGCTGTAAGCTCGGCGAATACATCCAAAATTCGAACGATTTCGGCTTGAATTTCAAGCGATTTCTTGGGATTGTTTGGACAGGGGATAGGGATTTTGATTTTTGCCATGTCTGTGGCAGAAACGTCAATCACCTTGGTCCCTTTTGCGTATTTTCTTTTTTCGACAGCGAACTCGTCCGTTTGGGTGAAATAAGCAAAGTATTTACCCAGCAAGCAGTCACCAGGCTTCAAGATGGTCGCATGTCCTCCCGTAACAGCATGGCGCTCGCCAAGATAAACCAGCGCTTTACCTACATCCTCAAGGTTTTCGCTCGTATTGGTAATTACGACATCACCCATTTCAACCCTTTTTAGTTGTTTAGCCAAGTCGGGTGATACGAAAGATTTTGTTTTTGTTGTGTATAGGCCGTAATGGGTATAAATTTGACCGTAATGAATGGCTGGCACGCCCTCTTCGGTGAAATCTTTCTTTTGGAGCCCGTTACCACGAATCAAGTTGGCGACCGCGCCCAGCGCCCTCCATTCCACATCAACGCCATCCAGCAGTTTGGCCAAAAAATTCACGCCGCTCATGCTTCCAGCCTCTCACCCTCGATTTCAGCGACTATTGCATCAATGTCTTTGCGCAGCTGATCGATCTTGGCTACAGTGGTTTTTAGCTCGGCATTGAGCTGTGTAATGTCCACCGCCTCGCGGTTGTCCTTGGCTTTGACGTAGCTGCTGACTGACAGGTTGTAGTCGTTGGCGGCCACCTTCTCATACGGGATGGACTGAGCAAAGTGATCAATATTCGCCTTACTGTCGAACACGGCCATGATATCTTTGATGTGCTCGCCTAACAGCACGTTGTTATTCGTTTCTTTCTTGAATAGGCCGCTGGCGTCGATGAACTGCGTGGTGGTGTCAGTTTTGTGTTTGGACAGCACCAGGATCGTGACTGCAATGGTGGTTCCGTAGAACAAGTTGGGCGCCAGCGAAATCACGCTTTCGACATAGTTGTTGTCCACCAGATACTGACGAATTTTTTGCTCGGCCCCACCTCGGTAGAAGATACCGGGGAAGCAGACGATGGCGGCGCGGCCTTTGCCAGACAAGTAGCTGAGTGCGTGCAGCACAAAGGCAAAGTCGGCTTTGGATTTAGGGGCCAACACGCCAGCAGGAGCAAAGCGATCATCGTTGATGAGCGTGGGGTCATCGCTGCCCACCCACTTCACTGAGTACGGCGGGTTGGAGACGATCGCGTCAAACGGTTTGTCGTCACCAAAGTGGGGCTCGATCAAGGTATCGCCAAGCTGAACATTGAACTTGTCGTAGTTAACGTTGTGCAAGAACATGTTCATACGCGCCAGGTTGTAAGTGGTGTGGTTGAGCTCTTGCCCGAAAAAGCCTTCTTCAATGATGTGCGCATCGAAGTGTTTTTTTGCTTGCAGCAACAGCGAACCAGAGCCGCAGGCTGGGTCATAAATCTTGTTGACGCTGGTTTGCTTGTGCATGGCGAGCTGGGCAATTAGCTTGGACACATGTTGCGGGGTGAAAAATTCACCACCGGATTTACCAGCATTGGCAGCGTAGTTGGAGATGAGGAATTCGTAGGCATCGCCAAACAGGTCGATATTGCTGCCTTCAAAATCAGCAAAGTTCAGCTCGGCAACGCCTTTAAGAACGGCGGCGAGGCGGAGATTTTTATCTTTGACTGTGTTGCCGAGGCGATTGCTGGTGGTGTCGAAATCGGCAAACAGGCCTTTGATGTCGCGTTCTGAGGGATAGCCATTGGCAGAGGCTTCAATGGCGGCAAAGATAGTGGCCAGATCGGTGTTCAGGCTTTCGTTGGTGTTGGCACTGGCCGCAACGGAGGCAAACAGCTGGCTAGGGTAGATGAAATAGCCCTTGGTCTTGATGGCGTCGTCTTTGATCTCCGGAGTGATGACGCTATCGGCCAATCCGGCGTAACGGATACTGTCGTCACCGCCTTCGATGTAGCTGGCGAAGTTTTCGCTGATGAAGCGGTAAAACAGGGTACCGAGCACGTATTGCTTGAAATCCCAGCCATCGACTGCGCCTCGCACATCGTTAGCGATTTGCCAGATACGCCGCTGCAGTTCGGCACGTTGTTGGATGCTGCTCATAGTGTCATTCTCGTTTCGTTTTGCACTTTGTTATTTCTTCAAAGCACCGATTGGTGGTCGATAGCCTGGCGCGAGTTTTGCATTTTCAATACCGTACAGCGCCAGCGGATCGCTGAGCCATAGGCGGTACTGTTCTTCCTTAAGATGGTGGTCGGATGAGCAATCCACACTCCAGCGTAGCAGCATGTAGCCCGCCACAGCTGCGCGCACGCGCATCCGAATCGAGCCGTCGGTCATCCCGTAGTCCATCTGGATGATTTCGGGGCGTTCAAGGCGCGGGTGAGGCACGAAGTCCAGCTCGACGATGCGCGTCCACTGGATATCGTTATCCGCCCGTTCGTTCGCTTGCGGCACTTCATCAAGCAGCGTTGGTGTTTCGATTCGTGTGATGACGAAATCGCGGAACTCCCCAGTTTTGCGATCAAAAGCCCGGACATGCCAGCGCAGTCCAGTGTCCACCAGGGCAAAGGGCACGATGACCCGATCGGATTCACCGCTGCTCATAGAGTAGTAGCGGATCGCGACTGGTTGATTGGCGTGGATAGCACGGCAGATCGGGGCCAGTACATCCATCTTCGGGTTGCTCAAGGCTGTGGGGAACTCGCACGACAGCTGGGGTTGCGTTGTCCCGTTCACGCCATCGCCAAAGCCCAAAGCAAGCGCCGACAGCACACGCTGCGATACGTGGTTGAACAGTGGGGTGAACGCCTGACCGATGCGGTAGATCTTGTTACTGCCGTCAAAGGTGATGTTCTGTGGCGCGATTTCACGGTAAAGCGCCAAGTCGCGCGTCGCGCCTGCTGGAGCTACACCGAAGCGCTCAATCAGGTCGGGACGACCGATTTCACCGAGGAAGTAGAGGCGAAAGTCGATGTAGGCCAGTCGCTCGCGCTGGGCGTGGCTCAAGTTCTCGACGCGCTGGGCTTTCATGCCTCTAATAACCTTTGCTGTATGCATGGACTGATTTTGCGCAAATCATATCATCAATATGATGATATATTAAGATCTAATTTGATGAAGTATCAAACTTCGACCAAGGAATGACCATGGGTATATCGCAAGGGTACAGCGGACCGCATCAGATTCACTATCTGTTTATCGATGGTGAGCAGCTTCGTCAAACGTTGAAGGAGGTGGGCACGTTCTGGTTCGGCAAGCCAATCGACATTGACTATCGGAAATTGCAGCGCGATTGTCAGAAGGTCTTTTATTACGACTGCCTGCCTGCCAAGCGAGACCCGTTGAACGAGACCGAGTACCAGCACAAACTCCAGGAGAAGCAGATGTTCTTTGACGGGTTGCGATCGCTGCCTGGCTGGCATGTCAGCGAAGGACTGGCTCGACATCGCAAGAAAGAGCGGCAGGAGCAAAAAGAGGTCGACATTCTCATCGCGGTGGACGTGTTGACCCACACCCACCGAAAAAACATGGATCGGCTCACCTTTTTGTCCGGTGATCAGGACTTCGCACCTCTCTTGGAAGCCGTTGTGCGCGATGGCATGTACGTCGAATTACTTTACCCAGAGGGGCACACTTCACGGGATCTGAAGTACTTCGCAGACGTTGCCATGCCGATGGACATCGACTTTCTTTTCGGCATCGCGACAGAGGATTTCAGGCGCGGGCACGCATTTCCACAAGCCTCTTGGGAAACTCAGGCGGAGCCTGACAACGCGACCTGGACATGGGATGGTATGCAGGGCAACCGCATGATCGGTAAAGGGTGGAAAGAAGCCAACGGGTCAATGCTTTGCTTCAGGACTACCCAGCCGACTTCTCAGGGTCACTACTTAAGCGTGCGTGGTCAGGACTATGAGTGCGTCAAGCGTTACTTCGAGCTGCGGCTCGGTCACCACTTTGGAGTGACTCACTTCAGGCTGGAATGGGAGCGACGGGGTTTTTAGTTTGGCCAACAACGCTCTGGGACTCCACCGGAGCGTTCATCGAGACTTATGGCGCGAAGCCCCTAGTTTGGCTGCGTCGTGTACGTTCGGACGGTGGAAGACAGCGTGCTACTAGCTGTTTATACCAAATGATAGCCGCTCCAAAGTTCCATAACGAACGGCTTGGTGCGAATGCTTCCAGAGTGGCTGAGTTACAGGCGGAGACTTATTGCCAGCGCTGTCCTTAACCCTTATTCTTCTGACATGCGCGAACCAAATTTTTCAGAGTCACAACTACAGCAAGCAACGAACACAGCATTCATTCGGAGAATATTTGAAAGGTATCGAGTGTGGGCGTTCGCACATGTTCCTTCTCTTATTGCGGAGTTTGAGCTCGGCTGGGATACTGGTTTCTATCTTCCGTGGTTTTCGCATGCACCTTTAGACAGTGATGAAGGATGCAACTTCTTTCTGCAGTACAAGTTGTCATGCGCGCTTACCAGTCCTGGAGCCAAAGAATGGTCTCATTGGGGGGAAGAGTACTTCAGATTCAAGATCCCGCATAGCACTAGAGATACAGCAGGCAAGTTTATAGATGATTACCACCAGTGGAGTTGCCTCAAGATTCTTGCAGATAAAGGGTACCCCACTTTTTATGCGACAAATTCAACACTTCAAAAGGCTCAGCTTCAGAAAACGCTGACCGACGGTACATTGTTGGATCAGGTGCCGTTGCTCGATGTTCGAGGTGTTTCATCACTTCACAAGCATGTGACTTTCGCGGCAGATGCGACGCATTTCATTCTTCATAGCGAAAAAGAAGAAACCGGAAAAGGCAGTTTCTCTGAACGCCTAGACCAACTTGTACAAAGCCGCTGGACAAATCTCGCTGAGTCAAACAAAGAAATTTATGCGGCCCTGCACGAAATCGGAGGAGGCGGTGATGAAAGTTGGAGTGCAGATTTAGAGCGTATTACGACGCAAAAGGTCCGTCTCGCATCAGAAAACGTTGAGACGTTTTTTGAACGCCTACTTCTCAATGCGTTTGTTCGTCGCCATATTGGGGCAGACTTGATTTGGTTGCCCAAAGTGGCCTGAATCGCTGATCAGGTGATGAAGCGTTGCCACAGCATGGATCAGGGTTAGGACAACCTTTTGCAGACGGGATGAGATTTTTTCGCTTGGTAAATCTTGTCCGATTTCTATCTTCTAGTTAGAGACTGCGTTTGCGCATGTCAGTCTCTGCTGCGTCTACTAGGTCTCCCAGAATTGATACATGCCATACGATGCCGAGATCTGACTCTGTATTCACCCGGCCGGAGTAGATACCTAGGAACTCCCATTTCGGGTTTGGGTCTAGAGTTGCGCTAACTCGCCCATCTCGCCGCAGTCTCGCGCCTTGTGTTCTAAACGCAATAACTGGAGAACCTGATTGCCCTTGTCGTGACCGACAGTCTATGTAGAAGGTGGGATTTTCAGGCGTGACGAACCCAAGATCTTGAGCAAGAAATCCTGTGGCCCAGATTGGATACTTTGCATAACTCGACATGCCAAAAGGAAACCCGATCACGCTAACTGGTTCGGCCGGACTGAGGACCATCTGCACGCGGTCCATATCCAAATCGAGGTAGTAAGGTAACCTTTCAACATCAGATCCCCACACCACATTAAGTGCAACAAGATCACCTTCAGTACCTAAGCTAGGGTGCTCAATCCAGTATGGTGATCCATCCTCCCGATAGAGCGGAAGCCTGATGGCGGTCCATTCCGTCAATGCTGATCCAGCCTTGTTGAAGTGGATGACAACTGCGTCAGGAATTCCTCCGCGAGGATCCAGTGGTTTACCCGTTTCTTGATGCCGCCCAGTAACGACGTGTCGATTGGTTACTGCGACACAATGAGATTCCTTCGTTCTACTGAGCAAAAAGCAAGTTGCGGAACTAAGCAATTGCTTGCCGAAATAGGTTTCGATATATAGCGACTTGACCGTCGGAATAACAACGTCTAGCAAGTTTGTAGGTACTGGCTGCTGTTCATTTTTCATAAAAGTGTTGTCCGACTAGGCGTGCTGGTTTTTTCAATTTTCAGGGTCCGACGCAAGTCATGCTCTCATTCGTTTGATCAAGTTTTCAATAAGATTGGGAAGTACTCTGCACAGCCCGATGCGTTCACCAACCTCTATGCGATAACCTGCCAACTTCTCTATATCAAAATGACCACCGGCATAGACTTGGCCTTCCTGGCCGAGTGCAACCCGACTGGCGAGACCAAACGTCCCCGGATGGCTAAACAGGTTGTAGTGTGAGCGTGCTTGTTGCAGTCGCTTCACGGCATCAGCACTGATGCCAAGGCTGATTTGATTTAACGCGAGCAACGCGACGGCTCGATGCCCATGTACGCGCCGGTCACCAGCAACAAGCTTTTCCCAGTAGCGAGCTGTCGTCGGAGTGCTCTTTTCTTGATCGATGATCAGCAGATCTTTGCTGGAGCACAGCACGGCGACGGCGATGCCTTCAACTGCCTGACGCATTAGGTTGCCGGAAGCCATCAATTTTCCTGAAATCAGCAACTTGGTCGATATCAATAGATCATCGACAACGCCAAATGCAAACCCAGCGACGAGTGCAGCTTGCTGTGTCCCGATCTTCTCGGCCGCAGTGTTCAGTTGGGGCAGGACTTTGAAGCACATAGCGAGACTTTCGGAGAGCTCGGTCAAGTCTGTAGCGAGGTGATTGGCAAACTCGTTCTTTACCCAGCGGTCGTCTTCAAACAACTCCTTGATGACTTGGTCGGGATAGATGAGATCGATTTTCGGTGGTTCCATATTGCGGGGATGCGTGCAGCAGCTTGAGAAAGCTACTTTCTAAAGTATGACGCCTTCTTTGGCCGACCATTGTGAAAAATTCCGATGGATGTGTGCATAAGTTTGAAAAACTCGCGTTCTCCCCTCGTTGGAGATCAAGTCATCCCCATCCATCTTCCTCAACCAGTCACGTTCGCCCCAGTTGCACCAAACGAGGACCTGACGGGTTTTCCTCAGATACCGGCGAAGCAGATCTGCCCGTATGTAGAGTAATTTGTGTTTATCGCCAAAATAACCCTCACCTGCTTGTCTGTAAAGCGTTGCAGGATCGCCATTTGCATCGAAGAAATCGATTTCGCGGTTTCGACAGGAGAGACCAAGACGCTGAATCAGGCTTGGTGCTGGGATGTGAAACCCCGAGAAAGTGTTTTGTGCGGAATGGTACGACTCCCAGCTAAATTGGATGGATGGCAGCTCAAATCGGACACCTGGAATATGTTGGGTGGTGGGAGTTTTTAACTGAATTATGGAAGTATCCTCGTTACTCGATTTCGCATCAGACATCCAGGAAATCTTGATGGCTTGAGACCGGTTGTCATCTGCACTGTAGTCGCGAATGTATGTATCTAAAGCCTCCGCCATCTGTCGACGGTATTGATTATTGGATTTGAGAAGATGCTGCGCAAAATTGTTGCGATGGCTTGGTTCTCCTGCGAAAAGATAATGCTCCTCGGCCCCCTCTGGAATTTCATGATTGCCGGGGTAATTAATCGACATAAACTTTGATCTCAGTTTGTCCACATCGTTTCTGGATACGAACATCCCGCGAAGGAAGGCAAAGAGTTCACGATCGTGAACACTGTCAATTCCTTGAACAAATCCTTCAAGCAGCACCCATTCACCTTCACGCCCGTTGATCTTTGGAACTGTTAGGAGCGAATGCCAATTGGGAGCGTATCCGCCTGCGACCCAATCCTCAGTGGTTTCAGCAGGCGGACCAAAAAGATCTGGCAAAGGGGGCCGCCAATCGGGTGGCTCCTTGGGGAATGTGGGGTCTATGTCGCAGTCTGAAGTTCTGCTGCCCTGGCGCCAATCCGGGAGCTTACGGCTTGCATCGCGCTCTCCCCACATCTCGAAGTAGGCGATCCAAGAATATTTTTTTCCGTAACGATCAACCTTATGTCTGTCCCTGGCGTTCCAAGAGTCCCTGCCAATTTCCGAATCAAGATTTTTGAACCGCTCGTACCGATACCCGAGGTCAAATACACGTCGCTCAATCTTTGTCCGTGTCCGCACGTAGTCTGGACTCGTTTCGTCATAGTTGGTCCTTTGGGGTATTAAGCGACCGATTGTGTAGTTGCCGAAATCCATCCGGATGGCATGACCAATGGCATCCTTGACTTCGGTGTCAGGTGTTCCATCGCTGCTAAATGACGATAGGGTATTGGGGTACGGTCGGCTCAGATAATGGAGCGCCTTTTTCGGTAGTTTGACACACTCCGCTCGCTGTGCGACCTCGATGATTCCAAGTGCATAGTCCCGAATAAGAGTATGGTGCGTTGCGTGGCGTGCACGTGGTGCAAACATTTCAAAATAGAGATTTTTGGCCAACTCCCCAAGGAGGGGTCTAAACGAAGCTGCCTTTTCCGAGTCGACCATCGAAAGGGTTGTCCCATAGGCCGCTGCAAGAACTCGCTCCGGCAAGTATGGGTCGTTGAAGTCCAGGCATGCCACGGCATGCGAGAACAGAACTTCAGGATGTTGCTCTCCAATCAGCACAAGCGCCTTGGTCGCAAGATCGCGATCCCTGCGAACGACGGTCGTCAAGACCAAGGAGAACAACACCACAAGTTCAGCTGCTGCAGCCCGGGTCATGTCCACGGTATTGAGCTTTTCAGCCCAGGTCAGCAACCGATGAATAGTTGGTGAGACATACCTTCGTCTCAGGTACTCGGACCATTGCAGATCCCGTTCAGCCATCGGATAGCGTGACAGATACTTGTATAGGCGCTTGGCATGGTAGGGATGATTAGGCTTTGTCGCGACAGCCGCCAATCCATCCACGACGCGCTCCCAAGCATGAGAATTTCCGCTCAAGTACTTGTTGATAACAATCTCTGTGCCATCGGTAAACGCGGAAGGATGCCGCCAAAACATTCCATCAATGAACGGCTCAAAATACGCGGTCAGGTCTTGTTCTTTTTGTGGCAATGAAAAGAAGAGCTCGCGTTGATTGGGAGGAAGTTTGTTGCCTACACGTTCTGGAAACTCTGTTATCAACGCTTGAGCCCATCCGGGGTCTGCATAATGACCGAAGGTCAGCTGAAATACTTTGGCAAGTGGAGATTGGTTCGAAAAGCTGCCTTTGATGGCCGCTGGGGATGAAGTGTCTAGGTAAGCCTTCAGTAGATGCCTGGCAATTAAATGGTCGCTGAACCGTTGGTAAGGTAACCGATAAACCAGTTGGGATTTCTGCTGCCCAGAGCTCGTTGAATACCAGATTGCATCTTCTTCGATGAGCCCATTCGTTCGCATGGCCTCCAAAAGCTCGCGTCGTTGATTGGGTCGTAGCGCAGGATAGCTCGCAGCGACGATTCGGTCTGCCTCTGTTGGACGTACATAACCACGGAGTTTTGCAGCCATACATGGGGCGAAACCGGAAATTTTTTGGTCGATTAAGTGATCATTACCCTTAAGCAATAACCAGCAGCCTTTAGGTTGCAGCCCGAACAGGTGTTCGATTGGCTCCCCAACGCGATTGACGAATGACTCTAGCACGTACGTCATGCCGCGTTGTCCGGATGCAATGCCTGCGAAGCCTTTTGCCTGTTTCTTGCTTGACAGGTTTTGTAACGATTGGCAAATCAGTTTCAGCGTGAGAGGTCGCGAGAACTCGCGATCCAATAGCGGTACCTCTGGTAGTGGAAGCTGGTAATACTGGAAGAAGGCTGCCTGCGCATCGAACTCCTGATCTTCAAAACCGTAGTGCTCTAGGCGATGAAATTTTTCGAGGTCGGTCTTTTCAATAGCTATGCCCTCAAATGGAGTTCGGCATGTTACGACCACCCCAATGTTGGGGTGTTTTTCGACAAGTGAGAGCAGGGTATTAATCGCAATTTTCCACTGGCGTCGACGTCCTTCATTGACGCCGTCGACAATAAATACAGTGCGGCCTGCTGTCCCTTGGCCAGAAACCTCCAGCTCCGCGAACATGTCCTCAACTGATTTGGCTTCACCAAGTTGCTCACAAATATCTGCAAGCACATCACCTTCGAAGTTCTTCGCTAGTACTAAGACTGTTGGAGCTTTATGAGTAAGGCGATCACTGGTGACATCACATAGCAAGTGCGTCTTGCCCGTGCCCCATTCGCCACAGATGAGGAGGACCGGTTCGAACAACAGCTTGAACGAGGAGGAGGTTGCGTACTCTAGTTCGTCTCGAACAACACGAAGGCAGCCGCCAATTGCCTCAATATTTCCTCGTACGGTATTTCGCTCGGAAGAGTAACTTCCGTCGTCCGAACCTAGCTTAGCCTCCTCTGCTTGCCAATGAATGAAATCCTCCATTAAATAATTGTCGATTTGAGACAATTGATCTATCCATTTATCGCTCGCAAAGGCATCACGCGAACGCAGGTGATCCATCAACGTCGGCAGCGATGTGCCCGCGGCATCTACAAGCTGCTCGATCTCTGCAGATTTTTGGCTGTGATGTTTGGCACGTTTCCAAGCTTCGGAAAATATGTCAAGGACCGATTGGAAGCGCGCTCGTGCACTATCGCTGCATGCAACGTTGTCTATGGCGGTTGTCAACGTGGCAATCCGAAGATTGGGTGCACTCGGATCGATGCCTGGCGTATATCTTTGCCCTGCCTGACTTATTTGGTTCTTGCAAAGACTTACTAGTGCTGCTGAAAGTGATATCGGATGAGTGGACATAGTTCACGGAGTAGCATCTAAAAGGTATCGCCATCCAGGATGGATACCTCTCGACATTGATTAGAGGTTGGCTGCATCGTGCCGAAATGCATTGATTCCATAAAACGGTAGCGTACTTGAAATGCCGAATAAACACCTGATTTTCGACATCGATCTGTTGTCGCAACGTGTTATTCAGCGAATTCAGAGAATTTAGAAAATTTTGTTTGAAATCAATATCTTACGTGTTGATTCGTTTGGCGAAATATGCGAAATCAGCGGTTCGCCAAGCTGTAAATCCTGGCTGACCCTCCAGGTAGACCGTCGGCGCGAGCCACCACCTTCACCTGGATCTTCGGTGGTGACATGTCGAGCAAGTGATCGAGGCAGGTATCAATTTCCACCTTGCTGAGGTGTCCTTGAAAGCACTTCCGGACGATATCGCTCCGACTGGCACTTGGGTGTTGGTTCAGGAAATTCAGAACCAACTCCACATGCTGGCTGGCTTTGGCGCTGAGCCGCTCATCTTTGGCCGACAGGAAAACGTACTGCACTGAGTCAGCGAAATATCGAATCCAGGCTAGAGCGGCATCCAAGTGTTCTACCTCAATCCGGGTAGTGAGGTCACAAAGCGCAAAGAGCATCCCAAGACGCAGCAACAACGGCGCTCGCCTTTCCAAAATGGCCGTCACTCGGTCATTGCCAAGGTCCTGACAGAGAACGTCGCGGTAGAGCCGTCCATAGTGCCATTTGGCACCGGGGCTCAGCTCCATGGGGGTATGGTTCCTTTCCAGATGGTTGCTGGCATTGGTAAATGTCAGGACGGCATGGGTTTGCTGAGCCAGCTGCTTAACCTTTGACTGCGGTGTGGCCTTGGGGAAGGCTGTGATCCTGGTCCGTTCTGCCCAGATCATGAGAAATCGATTAGCAAAGCCGTTGCTCAGGTCTTTGGTAGACATCAGCCCAGTGAGTTCATTGGGTGTGATGGCGCCGCTCAGGCACACATGAGGGTGGCTGGCGAATATCCGATTGTTCTTGGTGGCAGGCTTGATGCACACGCCATCCCAGCAGTCCCGCAAGGCGGTGGATAGGGTGTTCCCCTGACGCCGGGATTGCTGCAGAACATTGGCAAATTCAGATTCCACAACCCACAGCCGTTTGTCCGTAATGGCTGGAACTTCCCGGTTCCCATGCTGAAATCCGTCGTGGATGAGGGTGGCCAATCCCTCTCGAGAAGACAGGCCACCCCGGTGAATTTGTGGACACAGCGTGGGATCAAGCGTTTGCAAAGCGTCATTGATTTTCAGGACAAGTGCCAGAGAGTCACCCTTGCGCCCTCTGCCAGAACGCCCGATGTGCAGGCTAAAAAGCCTGGGGTGGTGTTCCGTGTTGCCAACCTGCAGATACACCCCACGGCCCACCGCGCAGGACAGGTAGGTCAGAAAGTTGGCCGCAATCGCATACGGATTGGTCTCGTTGCCCTCGCTGCCTGCGCGTGCGACTGCCCCGACCAGGCCATACAAGCAGGCTGGATCGCCTTGAGGACTGTTTCTGTGAAAGTCCTGATCCTGGCCAGAGACGCCATCCGGGTCCGGGACAGGCTCATCGAATTCATGTACGCCCGTCATTTGTCGAGGGAGACGGTCTCGACGATGGTTACGAATTCAGAAAACACATCTGGCTGGGCATTCTGGATGTACCGCGAAACCTCATCGTTTTCGAGCAGCTTGGTGAGATAGCCCTTGGCAAGGACCAGGTTTAGGACATCTTGTCCGTAGGATTCTTCGACCAGTTTGTACTGTTCCTGCAGGTTGCCCATCTCCCGTTCCATCTTGAGCATCTGCTCGGCACTTACGCCCTTGACTTTCTTGGGTTTGACCTCGCTGACCAGCAGATGGGCAGGGGATGCGGCGAGAAGGGCCTCGGCGTAGGGGATAGTAATATTGTTGGCCGATATCATCAGCTCTACGCATTCGACCTGCCGGGTGGACTTCATCTTGCGAAGCACATCGCTGAGCTTCGCAGAAAACACCTGGTCTCTAAGCAGCTCGGCCGCCTCCGAGCAGATGCCGTCGAGCAGCTTGACCTTGCGCATGATGTGACTTAGGTCCACGTTCAAGCTCTTGGCTAGCTTTTCTGGGGAGACGCCACGATTGATTGCCCGCTTGATCATCATGTGCTCTTGCACGGTGGATAGGCGGTTGATCCGGTTGTTGTAGGTGTAAGTCTCGTCGTCCGTGGCGATCAGGCACTGCGCTTCTGTGATTCCCAGCTCTTTCATGGCCATCAGACGGGTGTGCCCGTCCAGCAGGAGGTGTAGACCGTCATCGGTGGATGGACCGATGGTCAGCGGTTCGATCAGCCCGATAGATCTCAGTGATTCGACGATTTGCCGGTACTTCTTGGTTCCATTGATGTTTTCAGGCAGTTTTCGGCTCGGAAGCAGCTTTTCAAAGGGAACGAGCAGTGGTTCGGGGATGAATCCCAGTGCGATCTGGCTCATGCTGCATGTCCCGTTGGCCAGACCCGCTCGGCCAGAAATGTCGGCAGGGTGTCCAGCTTTTCTGCGCGCAGCAGGGTGGTGAAGTTTTCGTTCGAGAGCAAAGCGCGAAGAGCGCCAATCACGAACATCAGCCGCTGTTGCGTGAAGTCGGATTTCTTGACGATGAGCTTTTGTCGCTCGACTTCCCTTTGGTAGCTCCGAATCAGGCTGGCAGAGGTCACCTCGGCCGTGGATTTGACCTTGACCCGCTTGCGCATGGACTTGCCCAAGGTCTGACGCTTGGCAATCAGGCGCCTGGCGTTGATGAGCTGCTTGCCGCGCAGGTGACCCGACTCGTAGGCCTCTTGCAGGGCCTGCTGGATGACTTTGTCGTCGTTGCCTGCACCGAAAATGTCCAGGGCGACGTTCAGTGGAATTTTTCCAGACTCGACCGCAATCAGCAGCCGGTCTTCACCTTGCTCCAGCAGTTGAAGGATTCCGTGGATGTATTCCACGCTTAGCCCGGTTTTCTCGGCGATGGCCTTCTTGTCATAGCCTTGGTCCCGGAGCCTTTGAACACCTGCCAGCAGTTCCAAGGTGCGGCACTGACGTCGTGCGATGTTCTCGGCCAGGCTCATGATGAACGCATCATCGTCGTCCACATCAATGACCATGGCCGGAATTTCGGTCTCGCCCAGAGACTTGAACGCCTTCATTCGTCCCTCACCACAGACCAGCAGGTAGCGTATCTCGCCATCGGCATTGGGGCGGGAGGTGACCGTGATGGGCTTTTTCAGGCCGATCTGCTTGATGTTGCCCACGATGTCATCAAAGATTCGCTGGTTGCGTTCCCGTGGGTTGAGCACTTCGATCGCTGCTATCGGGATCATTTTCAAATGGGCTTGTCTTGCCTGCTCGCTCATGCTGCTCTCCTCACGCGGGTTCTTTCGGCCATGCCGTACAGGTAGTCCAGGTTGTCAAAGCGGTAGCTCTCGAACTCGATGCTGTTGCGCTCGGCCAGGTTGAAGCCTTTTCCGCCAAAGTCCAGTCTGGGCAGGAGGTAGTAGTCCAGGGGCGCCTGATTGGTTTCGTCGAGTCGCACGGCCACGGTGATGTCGGGCTGCAGACTCGTGTCAAACCGAACCTTCCAGCGCCTGCTGCCGGACTCGAATGTCTGGCATCGGGAGAGCACAATGGAGACGGTGAATTCACGGTTGACCTTCAGGAGGTCGGTGCCGATGTCTCTTTCCGTGCTGCCCCCGATGTCTTCGATCTGGCGCTCTGTCTCCCGTACCACCTGAGGGTGCATCAGCCGCAAGTAGCGGTTGACTTCCAAAAACCTGTAATCCCGGTCCGGAGTAAAACCAACGGTCTCGTAGGCACGAATCAGGCTGCCAAACCGTTGGATGTATGCCGAGGTGGATGGCATGCCCTCTGTTTCATCAATGATCATCCCGGACAGGAGTCCCCGGCTTTGATATAGGGCGCGCAGCTTCTCTATCAGTTCTTCATTGGTGTACCGGTGGGAGCGAGCACGGATCATTCCCTGAACGGTGTAGAAGGCCTCGGAGGGGACGATCGCATCGAAGGCAGACTCTTTCTTGATCCACATCTGGGGGGTATTCACCACCCGGTGCTTCTTGAGCTTAAATGAGATGCGGTTGTAGACGTTGTTGCCGATGTACTTTTCGTTCGTCAGAACCTGGTGGACGGTGGCGCGGGTCCAGGGACGGTCGAGGTCAGTTGTGAGTCCCAGGCCATTTAGGCGCTTGGCAATCTCCGCTTCAACCAAGCCCTCGTTGATGAACCAGTCGTAGATCTGGTTGACTGTCTGAACTTCGGTGTCTGGCCCGGGTATCAGGATCACACGATCGGTCTGCAGGCTCTTGTGCTCGCCTCGGGTGAGTTCACCCTTCATGGAGCCGGTTTGGTCGATCAGCACCCGCCGCAGGCCATATCCCGCAGGCCCCCCTTGGCGGTAACCGAGCTCGATCAGGCGGCACTGACCGGCAAATACCTTGGTGGACAGCTCCCGGCTGTATTCGCCCGCCATGGCCCGTTTGACGCCTTTGACGATCGTGGAGACGGGGGAGCCGTCGTTCTCGAACTGCTCGGCGCAGTAGGCCACCTGAATTCCAGCCCGTCGGCAGATGTACTCGTAATAGGCACTCTCGTCGGCGTCCTGGAACCGCCCCCAGCGGCTGATGTCATAGACCAAGATGATCTGGAAGTCGGCTTGGCCAGATTCGACGACCCGGAGCAGCTCCTGCAGCCCCAGGCGACCTTCGATGCGCAGGCCGCTCTTGCCCTCATCGGCATAGGTCCGGATGATCTCGATCCCGCGCTTAACTGCGTACTCGGTGATCTTGTCGGCCTGGTTTTCCGTCGAGTACTGCTGGTGCTCGGTGGACATGCGGACGTACTTGACCGCCTTGAAGATCGATTTCTGGGCTGCCACCCCGTCGTGAAGTTGTGCCATATTTCATCGCCGTTTTTGTTCTTGTGTTTTGTAGCCACGCCAACCCAGGGCCGCCCGCAAGAGAGGGGCGACTAGGGGGCAGAAGTACACAGGCCCTAAGGTAGCCTGCTCACTTCGGTGTGGCTATCTAGTCATCTCTTGACGCGACGCGAAATCATTCTGGATCCCGCATGAATGCTGGAAAGTTCCACAATCCACGAGTCCATCTTGACGCCATCAGGCTCTGCAAGCACCGTGAGCCTGAAAACCCCGTCCTGCAAGGCTTTTCGTAGGGTGCTGGGTAGATTTATCGAGTCCATCTTGACGGATGAATTTGCATGCTCCGGGGCGCTCAAATCTTGTTCGCCGAGTTGGGGGTTTCCATAATCAGGGCTGTTTTGACGGCGCTGGCGCCAGTAATTCGGATTCTTGCCAGTCCAGGCCTTCTGAGCACGCGACTGGTTGTCTCTGTAATCGGGGTCGGATTTGAGCTTGCTCTTTTGCCATTGGCGGCGGCGCTCTTTCTGGCAGACGGTCTTGGAGCAGTACGCCTGGTTCGCCACTTGAGGCGCTGGTGTGAAAAGGATGCCACAGTGGGCGCAGCGAAGCTTGGTCATGGATGTTCTCCAGTCAGTTGAGGGACTGAAGAACATCGCCTGGAGGAAAGGACGGAGCTGGACCGGCAATCACGCGAGCTTAGGCCAACGCTCGCGCACATCTAATTTCTACATATAGGCGGCTGTGATCAAGGGCGAGAGGGGAGGGCGGTAGAATTACCGCTCAATCACTCTCTAGCGCTACCCAGCATGATTGAGCGTAAATAGAAAGTTGGTGAGTGGCCCTCCGCCCGCTACCAAATATCTGTGATATACTTTCGGTTTTCCAGAGCGGCTGTAGCTCAGCTGGATAGAGTACTTGGCTACGAACCAAGGGGTCGTGGGTTCGATTCCTGCCAGCCGCACCAAATTGAACAAGG